CTGCATTTTAGCCAGTTTAGGCATTTCAGCCCTACGAAGGTGTGCCTATCCCGATATCGGGAGCATCAAGGGCTTTTTTCTTTTTGGCTGTGATGCCCAGCCTGTTTTTTTACCCGTGTGCAGCAATGATGACCGGCTCATTTCGGCCGTCGTCATAGGAAACTCTAGCGGTCTTATGCACGACCGCGTGAAAAACTATCAGGTAACTCCACACCGCCATCGGGCCGGTAAGAGTCACTGTTTTTGGATCAATATCCATTGCGGCTATGTTCCGGCCTACGATATTAACCGCATTTGCCACGGGTGTGGTCAGGTTTAATCTGCCTGCCACTTCTTCGATTTCGCAGCCCTTGTAAAGGACTGTATTTTTTAAGCTTAGGTCAATTTTCATTTTCGTTCTCCTTTTTTAAGTTTAAGTTTTTCAGCAGTTTAAAGACTTGCTGAGGTCTGGGGTTGTTAGCCCCTGAGGACGCTGTGAAGGCTTCCTTCTGAGCAGCAAGCTAATTCTTGCAGCTTGCTGATTCTTATTTTATTCCAGCCTGAGGCCGTTCCTTCTGAGAAAAAAAAGCGAATGTAAGCGTAAATCCGCTTAAATTTTATTTCGCAATCGTCAGCTATAAAACTATTTTTTCTCTGGATGTCTTTTTGAATGTCTTCAATATAAGTCGTCATTTTAGTTCTCCTTTTTTTTTAGAATTAAGTTTAAAATTCCCCCTGACCTGTTTTTAAATATATCAGGTTAGGGGTTTGTTGTCAAGACATTTATTATAATAAGTCTTCTCTTTTTTCACAAAAGATAACTTGTTTCGGAGTTACGTCAAAACAAGTTATATAATATCTCCCTATCTCCCCGCTCGAGCAGGGAGATATTTCATATTCTGTTCCTATTTTTTCGTCAAAAATAGCCATGAATTTTCTGCATTTAGGATGTGTCATTACTTGTGTCTCGTACATTTTTTTGTTCTCCCTTTGTTTATTGCTGTTAAAAGTCGCTCCCTCATTTGTCTTTAATATACTATATCTCTTATTTGTTGTCAAGACATTTATTTAAAATAATTAAATAAAGTTTTATTATTATTTGATCTTGAAAAATAAAATCCGATTAATCTACATGCAGTATGCCAGCGTTGAACACGGTATTATATGTAGTATTCGGCAAATATTAGTGTCGTCTGCTCAACGTATAGAATAAAGGCATCCCATAGTATTCGTTTTTTTTAGATCGTGCAGTACAGTGGCATTGTGTAAGCCGTTTTTAAAGAGATAATAATTTTTCTTGTGTTTTCTTATAAATTCTTATAAATTATTATCCACTATGAATAAAAACATCACAATTACGATTAAAACAGATCAATATAAGCAGCTTTGTGAGGTTGCAAAGCTGGAGGATCGGGGCATTTCTTCAATGGTCCGGGTTATATTAACTAAACATTTAAGTGCAAACCATAGTAAAAGTATAGCAACCCAGGCAAAGGATAGCAATGATGGGCAGGCGGTTATTTAATTGATAAACAAGTGTCTCAATTATGGAGTATAAGTGTCTCAATAAAAAAAAAGGTACTGTGGGAAATACCGCTGGGGTAAGGACAGGCAACGCACGATATTTCCGTAGAAAAAAGCTTTAAAAATTCATTAACAATAACAAGTGGTTACACGGCCACCGTGCAAAAGTAGAGACCCTTGTGACGCAGCATGTCTCAGCGGAAGCGGTTAAACATTAATAAATGTCTTGACTTTGGATAAGAGAAATAGTATATTAAAAGGGAAAAAATAGGCATTAACCGAAATAAAGGAGAACTAAAACAGGAGTAAAAACAAAATGCTAAAACCAAAGCAGAATAGTTTATTAGAAAGCAAAACAGAAGTAGTTTTTGACCAAACAAAAATAAAATCAAAAACAGTTTTTAAAAAAAATCCATCTCAAAAAAAATTGTATAAAAAAGAATTGCGATGTAAATCAGCAAAAGAAGTTATAGGAAAACTTGAGATAGGTGTCTCTTTATTCGGCTTTACAAAAGGCCAATTTTCGTTAATAGAATTGATGGGAGCAATTTTAGAGCAAACCGGACCGGCGGATATCTCGTTATCAACTTGGACGGCTGCGGGTTCAGATTTATCGGAAGCCGCAGATTTTTTAAATAGTGGTAAGATTAAATCAATAAAATTTGTGTTAGATTCTACGTTTCAAAGGCGCAAGCCAGCGTTTGCAGCAAAAATCCGTGAGCTTTTTGGGTTTGGCTCGATCCGAGTCACGAAAAATCATGCGAAGTTCTGTTTAATCCGAAACGAAAAATGGAATATAGTTTTAAGAACTTCCATGAATTTGAACTACAACCCCAGGTTTGAAAATTTTGAACTTGACGACGACCTGGTGTTTGCTGAATTTTTGCAAGAAATAATGGACGAGATTTTCAACAAAGTTTCAAAACAGAATTTGTATGGAAACTCAACATTATCAGAAAAGGTCTTTAGTGAATTATGATAATAGAAACAGCAAAGTTTTTAATTGAAGGCCACAGCCTTGCCGATATAAAAGAATTTATAAAAAGTAAAGGTAAGGATGAAAAAGAAGCGGATAAAATTATAAAAGAAGCCTTTGAAATAATTTTATCTGATTCAGAAATGAATATAGACATGAGAACAGCATGGTGTATAGAAGCATACAGAGATATTTATAAAAAACTCGTGGAGACAGGAGACTACAACGGGGCAATCAAAGCGATTAAAGAAATTTCTTTATTAGCAGGAGTGAAAAAGAAAACTAAAAAAGAAAAAAAGATTGATGAAAAGGCGGCGATATCGACATTGAAAATGAAGAGATTGAGTATAGTGCGGAAATAATTGCTCATATATGTGGCGTGTCTACCAGTCGGATCAGGCAATTTGTAATGCAGGGAATGCCAAAAAATGGGCGTGGTGCTTATCCCTTGGTGGCTGATATCAGGTGGATTATAAATTTTTGGCAGGAGAAAGCAAAAAATCTGGATATTTCCACAAAGGTAGAACGCCAACGGCTGTTAAAAATTAAAGCAGACGAGCTAGAATTTGAATACAAAAAAAAGACAAAAGAATACCTGCCAGCGAAAGAAACAGAAAAAGCCCTTATCAATATATTTTCAGTATCCAGAAATAAAATTTTAGGTTTAAAAAGTTTAATCGCTCCCCTTTTAAAAGAATTTGTTGATGATCCTGAACAATTCGGACTCGTGATAGGAAAGGTGGATCTTCTTGTTAGGGATGTTTTATTGGATTTAGCGCATGCCGAAAAAAAGTAAAACACAAAAACGGTTAGAGAAAACGCTAAAAACATGGCATCCACCAGAAAAATTATTACTTTCGGAATGGGCTGATAAATATGCGTATCTTTCCCCGGAATCCTCCGCAGATGTAGGGCAGTGGACATGCTACCCGTATCAGCGTGAAATTATGGACGCCTTGATTGATCCTGCGATTGAAACGCTTACATGGATGAAGTCAGCAAGAGTAGGATATACGAAATTACTCAATTGGGACACTGCTTTTCATATAGCCCAGGAACCATGCCCACAATTGATCGTGCAGCCTACCGTGGAAGATGCCGCCGGATATTCAAAAGATGAAATTGCCCCAATGCTTCGTGACATGCCGATTCTGGAGGGTATTGTCTCTGAACCAAAATCAAGGGATTCCTCAAATACAGTTTTAAGAAAGAATTACCCAGGCGGGATTTTACATTTAGTCGGTGCAAATTCTGCAAGAGGTTTTAGACGAATCACCGTAAAACGAATCAAATTTGATGAAGTGGATGGGTATCCACCAACCGCAGGGCATGAAGGTGATCAAATAAAATTGGGGTCAATGCGGGGTGTAACTTTTTGGGATAGAAAAATCATTTTAGGCAGCACACCAACAATAAAAGGAATTTCCAGAATTGAAAAATCTTTCAATGAATCCGACCAAAGATATAGATTTTTATTATGTCCTTTTTGTGGAGAATATCAAACTTTGGTTTTTCGAGATATTCGGTGGCCTAAAAATGAACCTCAACATGCAAGATACCGCTGCAAAGGCTGTAAAAAATTAATCCCCCATTCGTCAAAACGGAAAATGGATGAAAATGGAGAGTGGCGGGGGGCAAAAAAATTCATGGGTCATGCAGGATTTCATATTTGGGCAGCGTATTCATATGCGCCGAATTCGACATGGGCGCATATTGCCGCAGATTTTTTGTTGGCAAAAAAAGACAGGGAAAAATTAAAGACTTTCACAAATACAGTTTTGGGGCAACCCTGGGAAGAAAAAGGAGATCAACCAGAATGGCAAAACCTATCTGCCAGAGCAGAACCCTATAAAATATTAACAATACCCATGGCAGGGTTATTGTTAGTGGCCAGCGTAGATACTCAAGATGATCGTTTAGAATTTCTATTAATGGCCTTCGGCAGAGGTGAGGAATCATGGGTGATTTACCAAACAACTTTAACCGGGGACCCTGATGCCCCGGAAGTCTGGAAAAAATTAGATGAATTATTAATGCGAACATATACCCA